TGTATTAAATGCAACTGGCAACAATGAAGGATAATAATAATACAAGAAAGAAATAATATGTCCAGTATCAGTAAATCTGACAAATTGTTTGATCCAATTCAACGACGCCGGTATATTTCGATATTTATAACAATCATTGAACCAAAAGAAATAATTGGTTGAATACATCTTCAGAGAAATGATCGAAGTATGAAAGAAATCTTTATAATACCAATAATGTGCGGCAAAAAAGAATGGAATATATAATCCATTCACTACAAATTTGAGAAGATTCATTTATTATTAATTGCCGTTGCGTTTTTAAATTACTTATTAAATAAAACTATTGGTAGTTAGTAGTTTGGCCTATAAATCGGGATTGAAATACACCTGTCGAAACTTTTCCATAAATTTGTCATTTAACATATTTTTCTTCAAATAGTTTCCATCGATTTTGTCTTCTAACATATGAATAATGAAAAATAAACTATATATGCCACATTCTGTATCTCCAAATTGGTGTTCTTTCGGGTGATTTTCGTCAAAGTTGAATTGTATCGGCGGATGCAATTGCTTTCCTTGTTCGATTATATTATCAGACAACTTCTTGATCTGTTTCGGTACCTTATCGCCTGCGCTATCAAAGAAGAAGATTTTACCTTTCTTAATATCAATAAAGAGAGAAACCCAATGACTACCTGACTTGTAATGAGGATCCAAATTGAATATAATACCTATCTTATAAATGCCACGCCGCATTTCTTGTTTCAAATTGAAATTACAAAGCTCATTCCAAACGCATTCGCCATCAACCTTTCTTGTATCATAATCAATTGGTGATGGTCCCATGAAATTAAAGCACTTATATGCATTTTCGTATTGTTTCATTACATTAATAATATCCACACTACTCAACCATTCATTCGGGTTTTTCTTCCATTCATTCGGTGATTCTGGTGCAAATTCGTCCTTAACTAAATGATTCATTTGCCCTTTTGTAAAATCCTGCTTTAACCAACAAGATTCTTTATTACAGACATTACTCATATTTTGCTTTAACATTTTCCAAATTTCTTCTGGATTCTTCGAATGGATTTGTGCATCAGGATGCCTCTCATTCCACATATTTTTTAATTTGTATAAAATATCATCTGACAAACAAGAATACTGTTTTTTATGCTTTTTTCTCGCAGTTGGACTACAACTTAATTTTACTATTTTATCATACTTCATTCGATAAGTATCATGCTTTGAATGAAGGATTTTATTATATATTTGTTTTCTGTTATTGGACTGCGGATGAATCCCTTTGCTCAACTTTTTCAAAGTTGACGTTGTTCTTCTAGTTTTGGTTCTGGTTCGTGTCTTGGACCGGATCCCTCCTAACGCATAATTCCGCATTTGTCTTTGCGATTTTCGTGTCTTTGTCGTGCGTCTTTTCATATTTATTGGTGATATTATTATTTTTATGATAAGAAACACCCTTTGTTTTCAATATAGGATTATCCAATTGGATCTCTTTTTGGAGAGGGAACTGGTTAATTTCTTCTGGTTTATTCTTATTTACTTTCATGAAATTATTAAATAGAGTTGGTGTAGTAGGTTGTTTTAAAAATAAAGATTTATATTTATCTTCGGCAGTCAGAGAAATAGAATTGAATGAATCTTCATTTTCTAATTCGTCTTTAACTTCATCTTCAATTTCTTCTAATGAATGTAACCCAATATAATCTTCTTGAAGAATATCAGTCTTATCTATCGTCTTAAAGTATTCGATCATGGTTTCTAAATAATTATCAAATGCATTTACCAAATAATCAGGATAATATCTATCTTCTTCATTTGTTGCTTTATGACTCATGAAATATCTGGTCATATCATTAATCCGCTTTTGATAAAATATCTTATCCTTGCTAATATTTTTTGCAGCATTAATACTTTTTATATTCTGATATTTCTTATAATCTCGTTTATTCATTAGATATTCCAATGTAATCTCTGATATTTTGCTAAACTGAGAATAATTATCTTCAATTATTTCATTTGTTTCAGTGTTTTCATTTTCTACCATATTCCTTATATATTGCTTTTATTTTTCAATCTCAACCCCAACCCCAACCCCAACCACACTATTTGAACCACTTTTGGAAAAGTAAATTTAATTACATTTTCGTTGTTTTCCAGTTAATTCTTTAGTTTGATGTCGAGTGCTATTATTAAAAGTCAAATGACCCATATTTTCTGGATTGGGATTAAATCCAGGGAACTTTTCTTGTTGAAAAAGACCACTAAAAGGTTGAACAACATGTTTCGATTCCGTGTTATATTGATACAAATCACTTGTGCTATTTGGAACGTAGACAGCCTGACTACATTTTTGTAAAGCATATATTTGATTTCTCAATTCCGACTCGACATTGATATTACTTGCAAATCCAGACCATGGTGATTGTGTATTTCCTGGATTAAATACTTTATTTGTATTATAAGTCGGCTGTTGTTGTATTGGAACCTTGCTTGCTACACGTGGATCAACAATTGGTAGAAGAGAATACTTTGTCATCACCGGACGTATATTTAAATAAGGTTGTAACATTTGCGATGGCAGATTTCTGTCATATAATCTGTCATTTGTTTCTTTTTGTAATGTCGAATGACAAATATGTTTGTAATAATCATTTGCTATTTGCTGTGATTCAATCGATGCCATAATATTATAAGATATTTAATATTATAGAAATAACACGGTTATTATTTTATTTTCGATGCAGTCTTCTTTTACTTTTTCTTCTCTTTGTTTTACGCCTCTTAGATTTCTTAGATTTCTTTGTTTTTTTTGTTTTTTTTGATTTTCTATGTCTTCTTCTTCTTGATTTGCCACCTCCTCCAGATTCCTCTCCGTAATCATCCTCATCTCTTCCATGTGATCTTTCCTGATTCATTTTATGTAAGTTGAGTTTCTCTCTTTCTTCTTTTTCTCCTAATTGTCCTTCCTCTTCTTTATGACCCATTTATAATATAAAAACATATAATATTTCTTCAAACAGGTTAAATATTCATTATGATAATATAAATATATGTGTGGTATTTTCTCTCTTTTAAATAATGATGAAATTTTTTCAGCGAAAGAAGTAAATGATGCTTTTCAAAAAGGAAAAGGTAGAGGACCAGAAGACTCTCAATTAGAACGAGTTAATATATTATGTGATTTTGGATTCCATCGATTGGCAATAAATGGTTTAAATACAGAATCAAATCAACCCATCATGATCAACGATATTACTCTCATTTGTAATGGAGAAATATACAACTACAAAGAACTATATCAATCACTCTCTATTGAACCAACAACAGATAGTGATTGCGAAGTCATCATTCATTTATATTTAAAATACGGAATTGAATATACTTTACAACAGTTAGATGGTGTATTCGCTTTTATTCTATGTGATTCTCGTCTAACGAATGAAGATTCTAAAGTATATATTGCCAGAGATCCATATGGTGTTCGCCCATTATATTATATGGAACCTATTCCTATCGTAGATTCCACATATCAAACTAGTATATGGTATCGAACAAGCAATTTATTTGCATTCGCATCGGAAGTAAAAAGTCTGGTTGAAATATATAATTACCTGAATGATACACATCACATTGTTCATTTTGAACCAGGAACGTATAGTGTTTTTTCTCTCCCTTTTACAGTTTCACCTAAATGGTTTCCAATAATAAAGAACCGTCATTATCATTCCGTTGGATTCATTTCTCATACATTATCAACTGAATACAAAACAGAAGAGATTTATGACAATATCCGTAATCTGCTTTGTTCTGCCGTTCAAAAACGAGTCCTTAATACGGAACGACCTATTGCATGTCTTTTATCAGGTGGACTTGATAGCAGTCTAATTACTGCTTTGGTGAATTATTATCGTTCAGAGAAAACTCCATTGGAGACATATAGTATTGGATTAGAAGGATCTGAGGATTTGCGAAATGCCCGCATTGTTGCCGAGTATTTGGGAACGAAACACACAGAAGTTATACTTACAGAAGCGGAATTTGTTGACGCAATTCCAGAAGTGATACAGACAATTGAAAGCTATGATACGACGACGGTAAGAGCATCTATTGGAAATTATTTATTAGCAAAATATATTGCTGCAAATAGTAGTGCTAAAGTGATTTTCAATGGAGACGGTTCCGATGAAGTATGTGGTGGATATTTATATATGGGTTGCGCACCTTCAGCTTTCGACTTTGATTATGAATGTCGGCGTTTACTTACAGATATTCATAAATACGACGTTCTTCGGTCAGATAAATCCATTTCGAGTAATGGATTGGAACCAAGAACACCTTTCTTGGATCGGTCATTTGTTCAATATTATTTAAGTATTCATCCACAAATGCGATTTCATACGAAAAATAATGTGTGTGAAAAATATCTATTGCGACGCGCATTTGAATTATTCGATAATAATGGCAAATCATTGTTACCTAGCAATATTTTATGGAGAAGAAAAGAGGCATTTAGTGATGGTGTTAGTAAAGTGAGTCGTTCACTTTTTACGATTATTCAAGAACATGTTGATAAACTAGAGTTTCCATCTCACAATAATATTACACATAATCCTCCAACAACAAATGAACAAAGGTTTTACCGCAATTTGTATGATACATTTTATCCCAATATGGCTGAGCTTGTACCCTATTTTTGGATGCCGAAATGGGTGAAAACTATAGATGCCAGTGCGAGAACATTATCGATTTATTAAATTATGATTCTTTACACATTCTTTACAGGTTTAAACTTTTTTATATAATAGTCATAATTCATTGCTAATAGAATGTATTGAAAAAATCCTAATCCATAATTAAGTGGAACACAATTAGAATCCGGAATAAATATATTATACAGATCTATCTTATTATGATATGTATATTTCAATAAACCAACATAGTTAACAAAACCGAAAATAATTATAATAATAATCAATGCAATAATAATATGATTAAATAAAGTCATGTAATAAAATTGTTCAGGTTCAACTTTGAATAATCTGACTCGTATTGGGAAATCGTATGTTATCCAATATTGATGATCTTGAATAAAAGCAGCAGTAGTTGCGCTATTTGTTGTTGTGCTTGTGCTTGCATTTGTTTGATTATTGGAACTAGATTTTATTGATTTTATTGATACAATATTTGTATTCTGGTTCAAAGAATAGTAATATTGTTTATTTAAAAATATAAAATAAAGTAGAAATACTAATCCCAAAACAATCATTGTTAAACGAGAATCAAGTCTATTAAATATGATAAATACAATAAAATAAAATAAACAATTAATTAATTTTTGAATAGGAGGAAGATCTATTTCATGTTTACTGACGACAACCACAACGAAGTAAAATATACCGAACGTAAATATATATTTATAAATTGGATGACTATTATCAATTCTATGTTGTTGACATGTAATAATTGATGAAACCTGTGGTGCGTATAATAATCCATAAAATGCTACAAACACCAGTGTTAGGTTAGCAAATGTTTCACTCAATTTAATCGTTTCAGAACCAAAAAACCCTTTAAATCCAGAATTTGTATTCTTAGTTGTAATTGTATTTGTATTATTTTTATTGTCCATAGTATTGATTTATTTTTTATTTATTTAACTGTAACCAAATTGTTTTATCACATATATAAATGATGATATATGTGATGAGTTTATTAATATACACTTAATATATGGTGCGAAATACAATGAAAAAATATAAAATGAAAATAATGAAAGGGGGAGTATTTGGTTCTTTATTTAGAAAAAAGAGAGAAGGATCGTCGCCATTAACAGAACGAGAAAAGAAATTATCAACTGATTCACAAACATTAAAACCAGTTGATATAGATATAGATAAGTATTACGATATAATTGTCAAATATAGAAATACAATAGAGTTATTCAAGTTAACTTGTGTTCATTTTCGAACTCTTATAAATGATACTACACTTCATAATTTAGGTATTTTATTTCATATTGGTTCATCAGAAGTACAATATGCTATACCAATTGTATATGAAAATAAAAAATGGATAATTTCAGATCAACGCAAGCATCTACCGAAAATAATGATTGATGGTGATCTTAGTTCATACACGATTGAAATAATGAATAAATCAACAACAACGTTAGATTTAAACTGTAGAGGCGAACCAATATTTCATCGTATTCGTGCACCTGAACCGACTAGTGTTCCAAAGCATACAAGACAACCTCCTATTTCAATATTAGGTAGAGTAAAAAGTATACTAAAAATGCCAGATCAAACTAGAAGAGCTATAGAAACTCATCCAGATTTAGAACGAGAATCTATGTATATGTTAGATCAATATGATAATGATATTTGTTGGGCATTTTCTTCTGCTCGATTAATTTTAAAATACTTTAAATATTTAATGCCAGAATTAAACGTTAGCACTAATAGAAGTATGCGCAATAATTGGATGGATAGTATCGCACAATATGATAATTTTTTCAGTTTCAGAGACATTTATAATCGAGATATGGATGGTGGATATGTGAAATATATGAATGTGTTATTGATTGTATTTTTAATTAGATATATGTTACACAAAACGACACGATCTGCTGATGGAGGAGCAACTGGTTATAATACTTATATAGCAATCGTTCAATTTATCGAAGAAGTGAAAAATAGAGATATAGAAATTTATATTCCAATTCCCGATAATATATCACAAATGAGCATATTAGATGCATTATGTTACAATAATTTTAATGAAAGTCAACAAACAGACATATCTGCTTTTTTTGATATTTTAAGTGATTGTGTAATAACTGCTAACACAGAAGTAAAAATGATGCTTACAAATGACTTAGCTGATCCAAGCAGTTATATCTTCGGTAATATACAAACCATTTTTAAAAAAAAACTATATATCACGTATAATGGGTATATAGGCACTGATATAGAAGATCCTACTCATAATTTTCATTCAATGGTATTAGGAGGTGTCAGACTCGAAAAGGTGAATGAAACGATAACAGACCTCAATTCTGGATACTATATATTGAATTCATGGGGAAAACAAGAAAAACATTCGATTGATAGCCCACCTGTGACTACTTATGCCGATCTAAAAAGAACTAATTTCTTAAGTTTCGGTTATATTAAAGAATCTATTATTCCAGTGATATCGACATTGAGAATGCTAGAAAATACATTTATTACAATTATTTACATAGATGGAGATAAAGGTGGACGTTGTGTAGAATTAACAGAAGCTATACATTATCATAAGAGTCGAAATAGTCGTGGTGGAAAAACAAAAAAATTGAAACAGAATACTTAATAAATAAGTATTTAAAGAAGCAAACGCAAAGAAACAAATAATGTCAACGAATACAGCAATTACAGAAATCACGATCAATGGAGTTCGTGTTGAAAATCCAAACTTCATTACTCTTGAAGAACTCATGAAGAGAAAAGTTGATCCAAACGTATGTGTTGGAGTGCCTTATGTTGATGCAAGTCAATATATATTTTCAAATCCGTTAACCTTTGTGGTTAGGAGAACTGTGCATCACTATTATACTACGAAATCAGGCATTACAGCAGATGTTGCTGGCGTAGCTCTCGACAAGGCAATCGATTATGCTTGTTCAAAAATGATATTTACAAAGAGTTATCGTGGCAATTGTATATGGGAACTCAGTGGCATATCAAAGGATAATTTGTGGATTGGATGCCTATATAGGGTCACTATGGAGAAGTATCCACGAGGCCACAAAAAATATGGCTTGTTTCGAATTGAATATACTCATGTAGGATTTGACCGAGAAGAAAATATTCTTGGGGGGCTTATGGCTCGCAAATTGAAGGGTATTGTCGCGAAATAATTTAATAATAATAAATATAAATAAATAAAATAATATAAGGTGAATTATTATCAATGTAATATGCTGCGGTATTACATTGATTTAGGGTTTTTTTTACAAGAGATTGGACGCAATACGATCTGCGAGATTGCTATTTTTCGAGTCAAAAACAATATTATGGTAGATATCATGCATTACCATAATAAACCAAAGATTGACCGATATATTGTAAAAACAGACAAAACAATTCGCATCGACACAGAATCAAAACTAACTATATCTTCATTACATGGTTTAACTGTATTAAAACGGTTGAAAATCGCCAATATGATTCACCTAGATGAACTACCTTATTTTGGAGATAGTTTGCAATTGGAAAAACTCATACTATATAATAATGGATTAGTGCGTTTACCACGAAATATCTCTGATACAGTGAATTATTTGGACTGTAGTCAAAATAAACTAAAAGAACTAACTGCTATATTGCCATCAACTTTAAAATACTTGTATGCTGAAAATAATAATCTTCTTTATTTACCAACATTGCCGACTTCTCTGATTTTATTAATTATAGGATTGAATCCTTTGAATAATTATATTGGTAGACAATATAATTTAGTTAGATTTCAACGAAAAATATTTATACTTCTTCAGTTTCGTTGGAATTACTATTTTCTTAAATTTGGTCGACGCTTTTTATATTTTTTGTTAAAAAAACGAATGTCGAAACATAAAAATACGTTATTAGAGATGAGTGCAAAGATATCGATGAATCCTGCACGTATTTTGCGACTTCTAGAAATATATGATGATTTAGAAGATATATAATGTTATGATAATATAATGGAATCTGTGAAATCCGCATATGAGATAGAAACTCCACATAAAGGGATACCTTATGTGGAGTTTTATGAAACTCTTCAAAGAATGATCAAAAAGTGTATAACAGATAGATATGGAAATGAATTTCTTCCGGTATGTAATGAAAATTGTAAATGGTTATTGACTATACCAAACACAACAGGTAATGCTGCAACATCTATAGAATACGATGATGATGATTATCAAGTTATACCACAACTGATCGAGAGAATAAATGAGAATACTATTAAAGATTTAACTGTTGAACGAAAGGGTTTGATTAAAGAGCTTATTGAAGAATTACAAAAGAGAGAATTAAATTATATAATTCATTTAAATTCGTTAGATAGTATTAAAGGATGTAAAGCAGCAGGACAACTACTGATGATATTAAATTTTATACAAATTAGAATAGATACTCATAAAAAAAATCCTGGAGAATATGAAATAGTCGATTTTGTTAGTCTTGATAATTGTGCAAAAAGAAGTGATGCATATACAAGATTTGGTGCTATAAAAGTTACTCCATACGGTGAAGAAGAAATATTTATATTGGATTTAATTCGCATTCGCAATATGATTAACTTATTAGAAATTGAATCATTAGATAATGAAGAAGATTTTAGATATAAATTATGTTTTACTGATGCAATTAAGTATTGTGATTCAAAATTAACTAAAGATGTTCTTGATAAATACGGATTTACAGACCGTATTGTAAAATGGCATACTAATTTATTATCAAAACAGAAAACAGGATTTACACTTAATACGCGTGAGAATATATCCAAATGGCAACTCAAATCAAAACGCAATTTAAAACGTAAAATAGACGATACAGATATAGAAACAGAAAAGGGTGGAAAACGATCGAGAAAAAGAAGAACAAACAAAAGAAAAAGAACCAAAAAAACTAAAAGTCGACAGCGATCTCTAAGACGTTCTTATTCCAATATAACATATTGTAAACGATATAGGCGGCGATCATAATTTTGCCAATATGATACAATGAATCATGTTGTCTTTGTATAAAAAAGAGAGAAACTTCATCGGCGGCATATATCTTATAAATCGAATATAAAGAAAACATACTTGTCCATGCGATATATTTATTTACGCGATACTTAAAGAAGATCCTCGTATAGATGTGATACATTATTGGCTGTATAATCATAAAATCATATATTTGATTATGTCTTACATAGAAGAAAATATTAATCAATAGAGCATAACTATAGCCAATATGCCATGTTCTAGAATCAATAATACTTTTTCGAACCATTGTCTGAAGAAAAGATGCTATTTGAATCGCAAACATTGGTGAAAATGCGGTGTCGATATCACCGAGCATAAATGTTGTTGCTCCTATCTGCATACTACTACTCATTAAGGTTATTTGACGCTGATTTTCTTCTGTAAAAGCACCATCAAATGGTATATTTCGTATTGTTGTTCCATGTCTATCTTTCTTATATACAGCAGTTACTATATCCGCACATAACATTGTGGCATAACATGTTGCAATATTATACATAAAATGATACTTATTATAAAAAAGAAGACAACATACAACAGAACGTGTAGTAAATATTATTGTATGTAATCGATTTTCAGGATATATCATTGGTTTCGATAAATTTCTTACTCCACTAATATGAAATATCAGAGAACTCCAACTAAGAAGTCCATGTATCAAAATACAAAATATACCAAATCGATTGTTCAAATACATTTTATGAAATAGAAACCAGAGAGAATATCTTGTTACATAATTAAGAAGAACTAAACCGCCAAGAAATTTATGGACGAATAAACCATCTTCTTTGGTATTTAATTTGTGTATATTTTGAATTGACAAAGACATAAATTAATAATTTGAATACTTTTATATTGCTTTCGAATATTTACTGATGCTTGTTTAATATTAATACAAAGAAAATACACATATCACCATCACCAATTTATGTATAATTATTCGAAATATACATAAATTTAACTATTTATTACGCAGCGTCCTTTTATTTTTTCTGTGTTTACGTTTTTTAATTGTGTGCTTTTTATTTTTTCGTTTTTTGTTTAAACGCTTTTTACTATGACCTCCTCCTGCTCCTGCTCCTTCTCCTCGTCTAGCACGTTTTGTATTAAATTGATATTGTTCTCCAGGTAATCTTTTACTTCTTATACCATATTCTTTTTTATCCCCAGTAATATTAATATTTCCATTCAACTGGTTTAGCTGCCATTGTCTCTCTTGTAATTGTCTCTCTTGATCTATCCGCATTTGCATCTCTGCTTGTCTATCTTGTTCTTCTCGCGCTTCTTGTGCTTCTTGTAATAGTCTCTCTGCTTCTGCTTGTCTCTCTGCTTCTGCTTGTCTCTCTGCTTCTTGTAATAGTCTCTCTTGCCTCTGTTGTATTTTTGCTTCTTCTTCTCTTTCCCTTCTATCTTGTATAGTTCTTTCAACTTGTTCTCTCTTAATATTATGTATCTCACTCTGTGGCTCTTCTATTTCATTCATCTGCTTCCTATTTACTCTTTGCTGTTGATTTATCCTTTGTTGTTCATCTATCATTTGTTGCCTCTGTTGTTCTTCTATCATTCGTTGCCTCTGTTGTTCTTCTTCTATCATTCGTTGCCTCTGTTGTTCTTCTATCATCTGTTGCCTCTGTTGTTCTTGTATCATCTGTTGTCTCTCTTGTCTCTCTTGCTTTGTTTTTTTCTGGATTTCATCCCTAATCTTTTGTGTTTTTTGTGCTTTTTTACCCTGTACAAATTCTTTCATATTTTTACGTGTTTTTTGTAAGGCTTGACCTTGAAATTTTTGATATACTGGATTATTCTCACCTATATCTTCAACTATATTCTCACCCATAACATCAGCATTGTCCTCATCATTTTCCTCATCATTTTCCTCATCGACAATATCCTGTTCCATTTGAGTTGGTAAGGGTAGGGGTATTTCATAATTTGGCAGTGGTAAACTTATGCCAGCAAATTCATCATATTCTTCATCTTCAACTTCATTTTGAACTATCATCGTATTATGATCAATATTACTATTACCATATTCGTCAATAAAATATTTAATTTGTTCTTCTATAAATTTATTATTTTCACGTTCTAAAATAGGATAATTTTTAATATAATTATTATTATTTATCACTTCTTGATTTGTCGTATAATTTTCTGCATTAATAGTTCCGCCATATAATATTTTTTGTTTTGAATTTTTACCTCCTCCTGTAGTTACTCCTCCATTTGGCAATACAGATAATATTTTTGCTTCCATTTTTTCTAATAAACCAAGATCTGTAAGTTGTTCTGTAGTATTTAAAAATACAATTTCCCAAATATTACTTTTAGACTTGTTAGTTGGAATAGTACTAGGTTCATATGGTATTATAGAATAATCAATACTCGTTAAAAGAATACTACGTTCTCCTTCATCTTCTTTTTTATTTACTTCTTTTACGTTTGTATCACTAACGTCGTCACCAGCCATTTCAAAATAGCCTCCATATTTTTTGGATAGACTCGATATTAAATCTGTCATATTAATTTTTTCATATTTATTATCAGCAGTATCACCGAAATTAACGAATTGATTCATCGCCATTATAAAAAAACATTGTAGTGCTTCTATCACAATTCTAAACATCTTTACTTTTTTTCTCATTTCGTCATTATCTGCAACTTTCGCTGTATAAGTATAAAATACAGATTTACCGATAATTTGAGTATTATCACCCTCCGCAAAAACATCATAATATGATTTTTTAGCAGTTATTTGATACCTTAATATTCTTAATTTGTTTAAAAAATCATCAATATTTGTTTTATAATAGGCAAAAGATTCTTCAATAGTCACGGGTTGAATTCTAGGAGCTCTACCACTAGGAGGAGGAGGTAAATATTTAAAACAACCTGGATATTTACTAATAGCATCTTTAAGTAATTCCAATATTAATTCATAATTATTTATAAGAAAAATTATATTATGATTTATAGAATATGCTATTGGTGTTCCTGCTGGTGTTCCTCCTGGTGTTAATATTTCAGTAATTGCATCAAACTTTAATTCACTTAATGATAAAACAAACATATTGTTATATTCAAAATTCGATTTACTCGAAGTAACTGGACAAAATATTGAAATACCTTTTTTTGTAGTAATATAGCAATCACCTAAGTAGTAAAATACTGCTGCTTTTAAAAGTGAATATACCAATTTAGTATTATACTTTTTTTGGTTATCATCATCGAGAGCTGTATATTCAGCTAATGCTGTAGTTGTCATTGTAGATAATGCATTAAAATCAAGATTTGCAATCTTTAAAATATCAAATGCCTTAGTTGTTAATCCTTCTGAAAAAAGTTGTTTACATAATTTTTCAGTTTTGATAGAAACAGCACCTGATATTATATTAGTATTAGTAAGATCAATTAAAAGATTATATGTAGGATATTGTAAAACTCTATACATTAAAAAATTCCATAATAGACTATTATTAGAATCAGGACAAGTCCCCATTTCACAATTTCCTGATTCATTTAGATATCGTATAAGATTTTGTAATCTAGCTTCTAATCCATCACAAAATATTTTTTTATTTTTAGCTAATGTGTCAGGAGCGGTAGGATTAGTAAAGAAATTGATTCTTTCATCATTTGGTGTAATACTACCATCTGGATTCTCAATATGAAAAAACTCATAACATATTTGTTTTGGTGCGTTATTATTTTCATATGCTTTTGCTATTTTATCAAAGAAATCATTACATCCATTATTACCATCGCGTTTAAATCGGTATTCATATCCTGTTAAAGGTGAAGTTTTTGGAACACGTTCGATAAATTGATACAAATCAGATTTTAATTGATTACAACATTTATGTGCCCAAAAATATTCTAACCCGATATTTGGATCAGGTGAAACTTTTTTATCATTATAAAGTAGTAAACACAGATGTATACATGCTTGTAATACAGGAAATACATGTTCACATTCAGGACTTGACCATTTATTTTCTATAGGATATCCACATATATAACATTGACATTGAGCTGTATTAGGAGTCCCGTTAGGATTAGTAGAAGGAACGCATCCTCCGATTGTTCCTGTACATTGAGCTGTAGGGGTAATATGTTCAAATATATCTCTCATTTTGTCAGTTTTTTTAATTAGTCCGGTAATTTTATAAAAATCTGATTGAGTTCCTTCATGTTTTAACATATTTATAATTTTTTCGTATGGTGTATCTGCACCAAGAAATTGGATCATATATGATTGAACTATTTCGAATTGCGTTTTAATCGAATTACTAACAGTTTTATTATATTCTGTCAAGTCTGTAAGGGCTACCATTTGATCCTTAATAGAAACCATATGTCCATTATTGGTTAATATTAGATTATCATCAGTAATTGCTTTAAGTACTGGATCCATTTCTTTATAAATAGCTATCATTGAACGAGAAGCACAGTAATTAATTAAAAATTTACGTATATCATCAAGTGATGGAGATAATGTTGAAAAAGATTTACTTGATATCTCAATTGTTGATATTGGAACATTATTTACAATAAAATTAAGAAGATTCGTTAGACCTTTAATTTTAGAATAAAGTTTATAATAATATATACTATAAATAACAAATAAATAAATATATAAAAATAACAAATAACTATTATTTTTTAATAGTTCTTTATTTCCTCCCGGCGAAACAAAAATACAATTTTCAAAACACTTGTAGAATGGCAAAGTAAAGTCCATTTCAGCAATATATTTATTATCAAACCAATGTGTCCAGGTTACATCTAATAAATCATATATTGTTATATTATCGATTGTTAGAGAAGTCGCATCAAGTCGTTTTGTTATAAATGCTTTCCATTTATTAAAATCGGTATTATCATCATTAAATATTGCCTTAAAATCTATTTGCATAAACGTTAAATGTTTTCCATTTTTTTGGTTTCTTACTAATTGAACAATACGTTGTTTAAATATAGTGTCATATGTAATTAGAGTAGTCATTATTATATTAACTTATATTAATATAATAATATTCGTAATTTATTACCTACAAATATTATATGTACAAAGAAAATTTATTATATATTTATTGGTATACCGTTCAATTTGCCTCTTATGTGACGTATTTTTTAATAGCACTATATATTGCCGGATTCACCAATAACGATAATGCGAAAAAATATCTCGTAACAATCGATAATTATGCTAAAATAATTGTTTCTCTCTTTTTAATGTGGAAATTTAATTTATTTCGCAAAAAGATTCCCTTTACAGATTTAGATCGTTCGATTGTCTTTCAATCTGGTCTCTTTCTTTTTTTGACAACTTCATTGAATAGTATTATTGTCGAATATTTAACATATATAAAGAATTATATTCTATCATTCTACCCGAATACTAATAACAAAACCAATTCGTCTAAATAATAATTTAAAGCACAACTATATTCATAAAATTATAGGCGTTCTTTATTTCAACTTCTTCATTACATCCATAATATGTAGAAGAACTTCTTCTTGGTGTGTCAATTTTTGAAAGATGATTGCCTCTTCCATAAGAAACTCATATTTTCTTTTTTTAAAGAAATTGGTATATACGATAGAAACACCTTTATCTGTAATTTTAAAATCACAGAAAATAGCTACACCACTTAAAGAGAGAGTTGCTGTCGGGTTGCGAATATCGATCCATCGAATATATCCACCATGTTTTAGTTCATTCATATTATCAACATACCGATATTGCTTCAATTTACGCATATATTCAGACAAATCTGTATGTGTAAATTGTAGTTCTTTCAGTATATTTAGTTTGATTCGATGAATCTTCTCTGTTGTTAATTGCAATATATGCGAGTTATCATTATTACTTGCGGCCTTGATGATTTCATCCATTTGTTCATCAGAGACATTCGACATATAAGTATATAAATAATATTTACTAATATTATTTATTATTGTTTATTTTTACTTTACTTTACCATGTGCTTCCAAACGCGCCACCAAATGCGGATGATCCTTCATTTGCAGCCATTGGTTCCATTAATTGTTGTGATTCAAACCCATTATCTTGTGTAGATTGCGAATTTTGATAACCTTCTTGTGAGTTCATTTGAACAACTGGTAATTGACTAATAGGTGTGGTTTGTCCAGAATAGAGAGTAGGGGCCATTTGTTGAGGTGGTGTATAAATATTGGGGGAATGTTGTGGTTGTTGTGGTTGCTCTTGTTGTTGTTGTGTAGCACTGCTCTTTTTCTTCTTTTTACCAGTAGTTGGCTTCGATTCCCATACTTCATTCATTCGTTCAATTATAATACGTGTACCATGTTCAACTTGTGGACTAAAATTGGTAATAGAAATTAAAACGGACAAAACTAATGGAAATAAAAATAATGTACTACCGCAATGAGAATATTGACTTCCAGAGAAGTTTGGTATGTAACAAATTACACGATTTATATAATATATTCCATAAAATAATATGAACATGTACAACATAACAATGATAAGTATTTCTATTGATGATCGTGAATCATCGATAATTGGAAAATAATTCCTCATGGTATTAATTAATATGGTAACGAATACAAATGCTAAAAATATATACTGTGCCAAATTTGTTAAATCTGTTTTAGTATCATGGTCAGTATTAAATACATAATGGAAAAACCCTTTTGTTTTTGATATATAACTATCATGTTCATTTTTACCTTCTTTATGTTCCATATATGAATAACAAAGAAATTAATTATGATATCTTATATATTAAAGACCACATTTATAATAAATCATTAATGATTCAGTGCGTATATAAAAATGAAGAAGAACAATATTATCAATTGGTTCGTGATATTCTAAATAAAGGTATTTTGGAAGAAGGTAGAAATGGCAATACACTTTCTATATTTGGTGGCGCGTTATACTTTTCATTAATCGACAATAAAATTCCGTTATTAACTAGTAAAAAATTAGCATGGAAAACATGTCTAAAAGAACTATTATGGTTTATTGGTGGAAAAACAGATAATACGATTCTACAATCGCAAGGAGTCCATATATGGGACCAAAATGGGAGTCGAGAATTTTTAAATAGTCGTGGTTTAACACAATTACGTGAGGGGGATTTAGGACCTGTATATGGCCATCAATGGCGACATTTTAATGCAAAATATACGGATTGTAGTGCTGATTATTCTGGAAAAGGTATTGATCAATTACAACAGGTGATAGATCAATTAAAAGATACCCAAAATCGATGTTCGCGCAGAATCATTCTCACTTCATGGAATCCATTACAATTGGATGAGATGGCTCTACCACCATGTCATGTATTAGCACAGTTTCAAGTTACCAGCACGAGTCATTTATCATGTTGTTTATATCAGCGAAGCGGTGATGTCGGCTTGGGCGTGCCTTTTAATATTGCATCTTATAGTTTTTTGACACATATTTTAGCGAAACATTGTGGTTTAATTGCAAAAGAATTGGTATATATATGTGGAAATTGTCATATATATGATGATCATATTGATTGTTTAAAAGAGCAGATAATACGTCCAACTTATGATTTTCCGACTATAGAAATTAAGAGAAAACATGAGAAAATAGAAGATTATACTCTAGACGATATTTCTGTAAATAATTATCAATGTCACGAAAAAATATCGATGGTTGTTCGTGCGTAAATAAACGAAAAATAATATTTTATATAATTTATGAGTTCTGGAAGAGCAAATGCGTCAGCAATTCAAAGGCGAACAGCAAATGGTGGCGGAGGTGGTCAAAACCCCGGAAGAGTATCTTTTCAGGCACCTCAGCAACAGCAACAACAACAGCAACAACAACATTATAATAATGCGCGAAATCAACCTCCCCCTCCCCCAATGGCACATCCAAAATTGTCTGTTTCTGATGCGATTGCATTAATTACACTTCGTTTAGGTAAAGTTGAAACATTTATCAATACATTACCACCATTAGATCAATTAGAGTTGTATTCTGCTGGATCAGGATCAGGATCATCTTCAGGAACAGATGAACTACATGACCGAAGTAGTAATGAAAATATGCGCATTGTTGACGAAGCTGTATTTAAGAGTATTGTAGCTAGGTTAGATCGGTTAGATCGGTTAGAACAGACTAATATAGAAAAAGATAAAAATTCATCGAAACAAATAGAAGAGTTGAAAACCCTATTAAAGGAACAACTAATTATTTCAGCTGCTACACTAACACCAACACCAACACCTATACTTGTTGCTGAAGTATCTGCTCCGGTACAAACACAAGTAATTGACAACGAAGCAATAGAGGAATTAAAAGCTCAAGTAAAAGAACTACAATCACTGCTATTAAACCTTCAAAGCTATACAATGTCTACAAATAAAAAATTATGCGATATTGTCTTCTGTAATGAGGTAGACGAAAACGAGAATGATAATAATCTTCACCATAATTTGTCATTACATTTATCGCAATTGTTATCTGGTAGTATTGCAGACGAACAATTGGTTGATTGTGTAAATGAATTAAATGATGAGTATTTCTCTCCTTCAACTATTTTAGAAGAAGAATCATTGAAAGAAACAATCTCAAATGAACAAGAATTGAGTATTAATATATAAAACGCGTGATATTTTATTAGAACTATTTAAAGACATCATATTACATGATAATAACAAATAAGTATGAAATCTTTTATTAATTTAACATCAATTGTGATTAATAAATTACATATTGTTGAAATTATAAAAAGACCGGGTTCATATTGTATACATATGAATAACAATAGTATTACTGGATTTATATTTTTCTCAACTGGTGGTATAGAGACTTATAAAAATACTATTGAAATATGTGAAAAAAATGATAAAAAAGATTATGCTACTATAACAAGATTAATTAAAGAAATAGATTATTAAGTATGTGTTTTAAATGAACAAGAAATGAGTATTAATATATAAAGAAAAATATGATATAATATTAATGTCTACAGCAGATTTATTAGAAGATTGTCCAAAAAATGAATCTTTATATTCATTTACAGATAATATTTTAAACGAAACAAAGCGAATCATAAAGGAAGATATACGATCACTCGATGTTAATTCGATATTATCCAATTTCTGTTATTTCAATACAGAATCTATTATAATAGATTCTCGTTTTTTCAAGATATTTGCTATTCCAGAGAACTATGAAGTTTTTAAAACATGTATTGTTGAGAGAATTGAAGAAGCATTAAGTAATAATCAAAAGATTGTTGTACATTTAAATATTCAAACGATTCAAATAATGGATATAGAAAAGCACTATGATTTTTTAATCAAAATAGCGAAATTTATGGGAGACAAATTTCCAAATAAATTGGAAAAATGTTATGTATATAGTTCTGGATTTATTTTTCAAAGTATATATTCTATTCTTTCGATTGTGATTGATAAACAAACACGTCAACGAATTATCTTTATCAAGTAATTATATTTACAAAATTTGAATATAATTACTATGTTATAATAATAAAAATATGAAAAATCCTATAAACTTTATATTTAGTATTGGATATCGATGTAATTCAACTCTATTTTTAAAAAGATTTAATTTGCGAAAGTGTAGTAGTCCTTTTGATTATTTATTTATAGACCTCGAAACATCATTTAAACTGATAAATACTCATTTTGATAATTATTTATGTGATATAATCTTATTCAATAAAGACCAAAAAAAAATACAACTATTTTATAAAAAAAATACTAGTGAGATTGAATCTAAACTGTATGAATTATTAGAAAATAATATAGGTTATATGGCAGATAATTATAATGGTTCTAATTTGTTAATCAATCAAAATTATTTAGATGAGAACAACTTAAGTTCAAATATATATGATTGGAACACAAATTGTAATTTTTTTCACCATAATATTTTAGATGAGAATATTTATAATTCGATAAAAAATAGATATATTAGATTTAATAATATAATAAATAAATATAACGAAACAGTATCATTGTTTTATATAACTAAAATACTTAATTGTCCAAATATTATAGATTATATGAATGAAATAATAGAACTTAAAAAAAAATACATTATATGCTGCTTTTTAATAATAATAATTAATTGTGATAATATAGAAGACGAACATTATTATAATGAAACAGAAAAATGTTTATTTATAATTAAAAAAGTTGAAAATTATGAAACACAATATTCAAAATATAAAACAGATAATAATTTGTATTATGAAAAAGAATTTAATATTATGTCAGATTATTTTAGTTTTAATATTATCGAAAAAGATGATATTTAATTCGTGATTTGATGGTATACATTATGTAAACAGAAAATTAGTATAAATGTAAATAAGTATTATAATTATTATGATTATTATCAAAGATAATGCTAAAAAACGACGACTATTTACAACTATTTTTCAAATTATTAAAACATGTTCTTCAGTCGTTCATATTCATTTAACGCAAGATGCATTTTCTATTCAGGGTATGGATCACTCACATGTTTGTCTTTTTGATATCCAATTCAAGATGCAATGGTTTGATAAATATGAAGTTATTGATATGTTGATCAATATTGATACTATCATTCTGTCAAATATTCTCTCTTTTGGAGTAGATACAGCTGAGATAAGGATAGAACCAAGTGAAGATACGATTCAAATCGACTTCATTCACTCGAAATATAGTAAGTTTTTCAATATTCCATTAATAGATGTCGACTATTCGTGGATGTCTATACCAACTTGCGAGTATGATACCGAATTTTTGATTCCTGCGAAGATCATTCATGAAGTATGTTCACAGTTGATAACTTTTGGAGATATCTTGACAATTTGCTGTACAGAAGAAAATATTACATTACATACTAAAGATATATCAAAAGGGGAAATGAAAGTTGTTATATCGATTGATGACCTTATAGATTATTCTATTGTAGAAGGAGAGAAGATTGAGGTTCAATATAGTTTACAATATATCCAGAAGTTTTGTCTGAATACGAATATATGTGATAATATACATTTTTCTATAAGTAAAGATGCTCCACTGAAAATATCTTATCTATCTCACGAAGATTGTATAATACAGTTCTTTATAGCCCCAAAAATTGAAGATTAATCGAATCGATTACATTAATCAAAATGTATTTATATGAATTTAAAACCCCGATAATTTTATTGTGTATAATGTATTTTTTTATAAATACATTATATAATTGATGTTTATAATATCGCCAAGAATCGGATTATGTAATCAACTTCAAACGATCGTAAAAGGAATATTACTTGCAATAAAATACAACAGAAATATATATATAAATAAGTTTCAAATTGATTTAAAAAGCGGAAGAGTTACAGATATTAATGATATATTAAATATTAATGAAATGAATCATTTTTTACAAAATACAATAAAAAGTTCAATTAAGATATTGGATACAATAGATATAAATATAATTAATAATTTAAAAAATTATTATTTACCAAATATTGATTATAATAAAATACAATGTATACCATATATTAATGATGATATAGAATTAAATAAAAATATGAAAATAATATATTTAGGTAATATAGTTTCATTAGATATATATAAGTCTTTTAATTATATGTGGGGAGAATACACTGATAATAATTTATATTATTTAATTATGATTAATCTTAAGTTTAACCAAAATTTTTATACATTAAAAGATGTTATTAAACAAGAATTACAATTAACTAACTTTAATTGTATTCATTTAAGAATTGAGGATGACGCATTAATTCATTTTTCGAACTGTTATAAATTGTCAATTGAAAACTATAATGAAAAATTAATAAAATTTTATGAAGATAATATAAAAAATATTAGTCAAGACCAAAATAAAATATACATATGTTCTGGTATGTTAAAATATGACAATAAAATTAACTTAAATTATTATAATAATTTAATAAAAAATAATACATTGCTGTGTGATAAAAAAAATGTAAATTTAAATGCATATTATACAGATAATAGAGAGTTAATTGCTATAATAGATTTGTTAATAGCATTTGATAGTGATTCTTTTGTTGGTAGTTTTGTAAGTTCATTTAGTCAAGTAATTAATAGTCATCACAAATATTATAAAAAAAATAGCACTTTATTTAATTTAAATAAATAATTATAATACGAAAAATATCGATATTTTAAATATAAATAATTATAAAACAAAGAAAGAAGTAAATCAGACAATATATGCGGGGGAACCCAGCAATTATTTTATCGAATAATAATAATATGTTTCAAATGTTAGCGACGGTTTTCATTTTTTTGGTCATTTTAACGCTATATCTACATGTTGCTTATCATTTAAAAACGAGCAATGAGCTGAATGTATATGAGACCGTTTTTCAAACAAAAGAGCAACTAGATAATGTTTGTAAATTAAGACAACCTATTATTTTTAATTATATAGAATTTCCTTCTTTTGAGAGAGAACAATTGATTGAAAAATATGGGAGCCAAAAGATTCTAATGAAAAGCGTCGATTCTGGAGAATATGTTCCTTTTCAATTAACAGAAGCAGTTCAATTGGTAGACAAAGATACAACAGGATCTTATTATATTGAGAAGAACGGTGATTTTATCGAATCAAACCTGAAAGAACGGATAGAAAAGTATGAAAAAAATATACGACCATTATTTACAGGAAAGTGTATATATGATATATTAATAGGATCGAATGGCAGTAGTACGCCATTAAAATATGAAATCAACTATAGGAATTTCTTCTTAGTAACAGAAGGTTCTATTAGTATCAGGTTTGCTCCTCCAAAGAGTGAAGATTATTTAAATGCTCAAGTCGACTATGAAACATTAGATATTACGAGTCCAATTCAAGTTTGGAAAGAGACTGCAGTAGAAAATGTTGAATTTATAGATATTGTCGCATCCAAAGGACAAATGATACATATACCTCCTTATTGGTGGTATAGTATTCAATTTACTAGTAATGCATCTGTTCTATCTTTTAAATATAGAACATATATGAATACTTTGACACTTATGCCGCAAATATTTATGCAGATTTTACAATTACAGAATATTCAACCTATAATAGGAACTTCGTTAAGTTCATCGCCAATTATTAAACCAACTAAAAAAGTTAAAAAGAATAAAAATAAGTTGAAAAAAGGAGAGAAAAAAGTGGAACCTTTATTGGAGACAGAGTCTTTGGTAAAAAATGATGAATAAAGAAATCAATCTAACTATATATAACATATGTTATATATAATTTTCAATGTTTACCACGATAATCAAAGCAAGAAATTATAGTCAATGGTCGATCGACGGCGATAATTATAATGGTTCTTTTTCGCCATATTTTCATCCTTTAAAGTATAAACTCTTTCATGGCGACAATTTTTCGTTCTCTCTTTTCAATGAAATAGAAATAGAAATAGAAAAGTCGATAATCAGAGAAAGTCCCTATATACCAGGAGTTCTTATTTTAACAAAGACATTTGGTTCTATCAAAGGTACAAAGAAGATGTATTATAGGTGTATACCAAATGATCCACATTATCCTTCTTTTTTAGTCGCATATGAAATGCCCATGATGGGCTTTAATAAAACGACGACAAATTTATATATTCTTTTTCGATTCAAAGAGTGGACCAATCAATTTCCAATTGGAGTCATAGACAGAATAATTGGTCCGGTTGATATTATAGAAAATCTATATGATTATGAAATTTTCTGTAAAGGGTTGGATAATCCAACGATGCGTCGATTTGCCAAAGAAGTTAATCAATCGTTGTCATTATTGACACAGACGATGACGATGACGATGACAAAAGAAGAATACATATTTTCAATCGATCCACCAGATTGCCGTGACTATGATGATGCATTTAGTATCAGAGAAGACAATGATAATATAATACATTTGTGTGTTTATATTGCCAATGTTCCACTCCTATTGGATAAGCTGGCTATTTGGGACCGAATAGAACAAGTATCGACAATATATCTTCCAAATAAAAAGAAGACAATGTTACCTTCTGTATTATCAGATGATCTATGTAGTCTTCAATCAGAGAAATCAAGAGAGACGATGGTAATGGAGATTGTAATTTCTCTGAATGAAGTAAAGGATATTTTATTCTATAATCGCCAAGTATTTATTCAGAGAAATTATCATTATGAAGAACCACAACTCTTATCTAATTCGAATTATCAGTTATTAGAGAGAACAGTAAGTAATTTGGCATCTCAATACACATATATGACAGAAGTAAAGGATAGTCATGATATAGTCGCTTTCTTGATGATAATGATGAATCATCAAATAGGCAGCCGTTTAGACACTGGAATTTTCCGTACAACAGAAGAACTACAGAAGCCAAGATCAGCAATCTATGCACAATGGTGTTCGCAATATGTCGGTGCCTATATAATATTAGAAAAGAACTTAAAGAGCCGTGGCGCCAGACATGAAGCACTACAACTGGACTCCTATATTCATATTACATCTCCTATCAGACGTATAGTGGATATTATCAATATGATCCTTTTTCAACAACAAATGGGTCTCGCAAATTTCTCTCTTTTGGCGAATCAATTTGTTTCTCAATGGATATCTAAGATTGCTGTTATTAATGACCAAACAAGGAAGATAAGACGTCTTCAAAATACATGTGATATGATTCATTTATTGAAAAATATGACTTCTATAGAAGGGATCATATTGGCAAAAGATGGTAATAATGTTCATATCTTTTTTCTCTCTATTCGCAAAATATTTGTTACTTCTTTGATAACAGAAGTAGAATTATCCAAGACATATTGTTTTTGTATTCATATATTTGAAGATGAAGACAAAATGAAGAAAAAAATACGATTAAATGTTTTGTAATATTATAAAACATATTATAATATTATAATGGATACATATCATACAAAATATGGTTTAATTACTTTATATAATAACGATTGTTATATCGCAAATACTTTTCAACAAGGTAATTATTGGGATGAAGATTCTTTACTACAATTAAAACAATATATTAATCCAAATCGTAATATTTTAGAAATAGGAGGTCACTGTGGCACATCTACTATTGTCTATTCTTCTTTTTTAAATAATGAACAAAAAATATTTGTCTATGAACCTCAAAAAAATATGTATAATTTATTGGTTAAAAATATTCAACAAAATAATTTACAACATAAAATTATACCTCATAATTTAGGCGTTTTTTGTTATGATGGCAAAGGAATTATGAATAATATTGATTTAGATGGATATGGTGGAATAATTGAAAAAAGATATAATGAAGAAAGTCATTTAAATTGTAATTTTGGAGGCGTTGGTTTAGGTGAAGATGGTGAAGAAATTAAATTAACAACAATAGATAATATGAATTTAAATGATATTGGGTTTATTCATTGTGATGCACAAGGTTCCGAGAATTTTCTTTTTTCAGAGGGAATAGAAACTATTACAAAATACAGACCTGTTATATTATACGAGGGTAATACACCATATTTATTTGATACTGTATGTAAAGCATATCCTCAATTTAAAAAAGCAAGTAAATTCGATATTAAAAAATATTGTATGGAGGACCTAAAATACACAAAATGTATTGATAATTTTAATGGTATTGATATACTTTTAATTCCATAATTTGATTTAAATATATTATTCTACTTTGACTTTTTCGATGATGATGATGATGACGACATTCGTAAAGGAGAATAGTAGTTTTTATGACTAACATAATTCTTCGAACTACGACTTTTTGTTTTATGAGTCTTCGTCTTCGTCTTCGTCTTCGTTCTATGACTCTTCAGTAATTTACTACCCGTTATATGTCTTCTATATTTTTTTGTTCCAATCATAGTAACACGTTTTACCCGTTTAATATTTTTTCTACCTGGTAAGAAAATACTATTCAGGTTTATATGTTTTTCTATATGTATACGTCTAATATCTCGATCTCTATTATCATTATTAAAACCCAATTTGTGTGTTTTTGCTATATTTACGAAATAATGTTTTATATTATCGCAATGATATAACCCAAAATATCCTAGACAAAGTCGTGATTCATGAAGAGTATTATGTGTAGTAGAGTATGACCTTAATATAAAATAAATATCTAATACTACAGCATATACTGTTTCTAATATGCTGTAAATATACTCATTTATAACCGCACTAGTAACTCCTAATTCGGTCAGATAATCGCTAGCATGTAATTCTCGTAAAAAAACGAAATCTTTTCTTAAAAAAGCGAGAATTACACTAGACACAATTCTACGAACCTTTTCCATTTTTTCTCTGTCTTCTACGAGTTGTAAATAATGTGTTTTTCCAAAATCATTGTATTCCTCTCTAATAGTATATTCTGTATATTCAACAAATGAATCAAATGTGAAAATATTTTTTATTTCTTCTGATAACTTATTTATTTGCTTTTTATATGAGTATGAATCCAACAACTTCGTTATAAACATGGGAATATCATTAAATAACGTGTAATAAAAATCATATAAATCTTCTATTTTTAATAAATTATTGCCACTAGTATATACAACATCTTCAAACATATCGTATACGTTCATTAATACATTTTTCCATCGACGTTCTGTTAAAGGTGCATCATCGAAAAATGAACCAATAGCCCCAGAGAAATATAAAAAGTATGAATCTTTATATAAAAAGTATTCCATATCATATTTGCCATCGTGAATATGATGTTTATTATGTTTATTACGATATGTAAGCGTTTCATCTGTAATTTGTCGTATATCAGCATATTGCCATGTAATATTATTATATTTACAGTGTTCTCTATTTACAGCAGAGTCTTTTGAATAGAAACAACTTTTATTACGTTGGATTGTATAAAGCATATCAGATTTGCCAACTTGCGGCAAAACTTTATGTTTGTAAGTTGGTTTTTGTGATTTTTCATAAAAATCATGATTTAAATATCCTTCAAAGTAAAAATAAACAGGATATGTTTTGGCAAAGTTATTCAAAACTTCCATAAATGTCGTTTCTAATTCAAAGCATCTATCATCATCTTTTTGACAAGGTTTCATTCTTTCTGTATTATGTGTATCACCGAAAAGTATAATAGTATTTTTTAGTTGTAAATGAACAATTTCATTGGGTTCTAATATAGACATACTAACTGGACCATTTAAATATTCTATTGCGACATTATCTATATATAACGGCATTGGTATTATATTATATATAGAGAGATTGATTTGTCACAATATATTTTTGTAATTTCTTTGCAATTGATTGGACCTTTTTCATTAAATCGTAATTTTGTATTTTTTCTGCTGCACACACGATTTCATTGGTAATGGCAATAATTTTTAATACTGCTTTTGTGAACTCACCCAAAAAAATACCTCTTTCTTCTAAACGCTGTAAAATCCATTTACAATCTTCTGTCGTCTCAGCCTCCATCCATTTGACAATATATTCCATCAAATCGTAATGAATATCATATACTTCTCCAGTTTCTAATCGATTCTCTTCTTCATATGAACGTAAGTGATCCATTTCTCTTTGTATAATTTCGACAACCCTTTCTATCTCACCTTCTTTTGGTAATATGGTGAGATGTTCATTTCTTGTTACATTCGCAGTAAAACAACTAAGAATCGAAGCTAAGTCAATATCAGTCAAAATACAAAAATCTCCACGAAAGAGTAATTCTGCGAATAAAAGACAAGGAACTTCTTTGAAACACTTTGCCAATATTCCTTTTATTAAAATGTTACCGCTATCAATATAAAAATGTTTTTCTAGAAAAGTCATTGTTTTTTTTATCTTATTAGAGAGATATTTTGACGTAGTCGTTTTATATTGTAACATTACTTGTAAAACTGTTTCAGATTCTTTTTGTTTTACTAATAGCTTGAGATCTTCATCAATCGAAAAATATCGTTCTTTTAAAGAAGATATCTTTCTTTCAGTATCTTTCTTCTTCTTAAACATATTAATCAATGTCATATATTCTTCAATTTCGTTAATTGGTGTTTTAAGCAAATCGACTGTAAGCTTTAACTTGGCACAAATTTCACTTTTCTCTCTATATTCTTGTTCTTGAATCAATAGATCGCCATTTAATTCTTGTTGAAACAGACTTTTCTGTGAAGCATCTTCCAAAGAAGATAATAATAAATGATAAGATATTTTATAATGACTCACTAGTCGTTGTGGTTTACCAGACATCATATGTGAATAATCACTGACGCTTATTGGTTCGCCTCTAAATAAATTATTTAAATGTATTACATGACCTTCTGTATCTATCCCACGTCTACCTGCCCTGCCCGATGCCTGATTATATTCATATCCATGTAATAGGCGAAACTCGTGCCCATCAAATTTATGTAAATCTGTGAAAATTGTCGTCTTAATCGGCATATTGAGACCACATGAAAATGTCTCTGTACAGAATAATAATTTAATATATCCTTCAACAAATAGGAGTTCAACAATTTCCTTTAAAATCGGGATCGTTCCACTATGATGTGTTGCTATTCCCTTTTCCAAAAGAGCAACCATCGAATTATATTCTGGCAGTTCCAAGAATTCTTGATAATTTGTCAACTTCTCTCTTAATAGTGATTCACATCTTTTGCGAATAATATAAGGCGTCTTAGAATCATCTTCCAATAAAGGAAAGGTTACTTCTCTTGCGGCTTTTTCCAATTGCTTTCTAGAGAGAATAAAACAAGCACAAGGAAGCATTTGGTTTTCGACTAAATGTCGACAAACTTGATTCAATGCAAAAGATCGATTGACTCGTGTAGTTGGATCCTTTTGTTTCATTGTAGTTAATACTTTGACAATCTTTCTGTAATTGATTTCATTATAACGTGTATTTTCATGAATAGGAATCGGTCTATTAATGAGACCACGGATTTCTTTTTCCAACTCTTTGTTCTTTAACTTCTTGAAGAATCCTTCATTACATGTAATAAAAGAATAATGCGTCAATGGGACAATTCTTTGTGACAATGTTGTCAAATATACTTGTTTATTTCCGTGAATGCCTTCGCACCATTTCGCAAACTGTTCTGGATGATCTAGTGTGGCAGATAACATTACATTTTGAACATGTGCTGGTAAAAGCATAAAAATTGTCTCCCAAACATGTCCTCTATCTGGCATTCCAATACTATGAACTTCGTCATGAATTACACAAGCCAGATCATTATCGAAATCCATTTCAAAAGAGAGAATAGACCCACTAATTCCCAAAGAAGATGGTAAAATCGTCTCAGTTTTTGAACGGTAAGCATATAGCGCATTCTGTAGAATCTCGGCCGTCATAATTAACACATCCGCGGCTGGATTCAACTTGATATCGCCTGTCAATAGACCGAAAGTAATATCGGGGTATTTTTCTCTGAAATCATAATATTTTTGATTAGATAATGCTTTGATAGGACTCGTATAAATGACCTTTTTTCTTGCTCCTCCAGCACCACTACAGAAGTGTCGAATTGCGAACTCTGCGGGTAACGTCTTACCATTACCAGTTGGAACACATACTAAAGAGTGATTACCTTCAACAATTGCTTCGATAGCATACTTTTGAAAACAACTTAAAGGTGGACCACCGATAAAATATTGCCCATATTTCGCAGATTTGTCTGAAGGATATGGTTTTACACAATCGCAAATAACAACCATTTAATTATTATTATAATATATACACATCTGTTTATTATAATAATAATAATAATAATATGAATACAATTATGATCGAACTACGATGTCATATATTAAACGTATTAGTCGAACGTAATCACCAGAATATGAGAGATACTGATACAGAATTCATTGAAGGATTAACTATATCGAATTTATTCTCTCATATACCTCATACTGATCAAATCAGAGAACAATATACCAATTTAATATCGAGAGATAAACGACTTGTATTGATTGGAGTAAAAGAATTATATCATCAACAACGAGTAACTGGATTTTTGAGAACGATTAGAAGACACAGAAGAAGGATTTCTAGAAACAATAATTAATTAGGATCTACGTTGATTTTTTGTATTAAACACAATGACGCGCTTTATCGGCCTATAATCTCTATTTACTTGACCATAATTATGATATTTTGTTCGGCGTCTTAAATAATCCATACTTAAACTACTCGCGGTTCCGCCATCTGACTTACTTGGCAATACATGTTCTACAACATTAGTATGTAATACGCCTGCTTTTATATTATAGTAACCAAATAACAAGTCGGGTCCCCACATCCATTTATTTTTTATAGTATGTATAGAACAAAATATGTTGAAATCTCGAGGAGAAAGCAGTAATAAATATGGTTCTAACTGATTATGTATTGTTAACATATTACGCTGTTTTATTCTCATATACCAATGTGTGCTTTTTAATACTTTTGGCGACATGATCGTAATATTACGATTTCTTTTCACTTGTATCATTCTTCGAATATTCATATTTATGATTTTTACATCATCAAGCGTAAATATAATGTAATCATAATTTCGGTTATAAACATTATTTGGATTTGTCAGAAATAATTCTGTTAAAATACCGCGTTTTTCATAAATATATACATTTTCTATAAATGGTAACCCATGTAATAATTCTTTTATATCTTCGCACACATCATAAAATGATATTGATACGTCGAAATTTTCATTCATTTGTTGATAAATATAATTTAAATTATGTAATAAAATATCGCGTTTTACATCGAGATTTGGTTGTCCAAATGCTGGCACATAATACAATAATTTCATATATTATTTAAATATTATAATTCAGGTTTCAAATTCATTGTATTTTTTTTATAATTATATTGTATGATTATAAAAAAAGAGAGAAAAGGATCCGTTATGGTATATACCGTAGATAAAGATTATGATGATTCTAAGATGGCGAAAATACTTAATACAAAATTAAAACGTAGCAGTAATTATTTCATTATTGAAGATAATGTTGATGTTTATACTACTGACAATCGATTGTTACTGCGTTTTAGAAAAAATGTATTAGAGAAAAAAAACATCGATGAATTTTACGATAATGTAATTAAATTTGCTAAAACGCCAACACATAATAGAGGTTCTGCCAGTGGAAGTAAAAAGAAGAATATATATGATAATGGTAATATTTATACAAATATAATTGGATACTTTGATACTATGTCTCCAAATTACAAACAAATCATGACAAGAAAAGGGATTAAGAATTTTCTCTCTGTTCGACCTACTCGTTTTCTATTGAGTTATCCTGAAAAATATAAAAAATTAATTCCATTGATCAAAGAGATTGATGAGTATTATAAGAAGCTTGTTCCCGAAGAATATAAAAAACAACGTGCTCATGCGAACCAAACCCATTTTAAAATACAAGGTACTGCTTTCACTACAATCACTACGAATGTAAATTATCAAACTACTGTTCACACTGATAAAGGGGACGATGAAGAAGGATTCGGTAATTTAACTGTGATTGAACGAGGCAAATATACTGGTGGAGAAACATGTTTACCTCAATATGGAATCGGCGTTGATGTTCGCACAAGTGATGTTTTATATATGAATGTTCATGAAGCTCATGGGAATTTGCCAATCAAATTAGAAAGTCCGGATGCAATACGACTCTCTATTGTCTGCTATTTACGGAAAAAAATCTGGGAAAAAACCAAAGGAAAAAGTAAACGTTTCTTTGAAAAACATAATGCCACATTTAAACGAATAATCAAAACATAAAAATATATTAAAGATCGGGGTAGTTTGCATGAAACATTGAAATTCCGGGAGCTTTCCAAAAGTATGAGTATACATACAATGTTGCATTTGTTAATTCAACTGTATCAATAATAAGATTACTAATAGATACAGATTGTACAGTATTGATAGAAATAGCACTTGATAAACTACTAGATAATGCTGTAATGGATACTGTTTGAGAAGCATTGACTATATTTGAGGATACTAATCCAACTGATAATAGGAATTCTGTTCCAGTTGCTCTTGTTGTTTCAGTAACTAGAGCACTGGATAAAACAACAACAGTTGAATTTGTAGTTGATAAACTACTGGATAAAATAACAGCAGTTGAGTTTGTGGTTGATAAACTACTGGATAAAATAACAGCATTTGAGTTTGTGGTTGATAATCCAGTGGATAATGCTGTAATGGATATATTTTGAGAAACATTAACGCCACTTGATAAAGCAAGAATATTTGCATTTGCAGTTGATAATCCAGTGGATAATGCTGTAATTGATGCAGTTTGAGAAGTATCGACTACATTTGTGTTTGATAATCCGGTGGATAATGCTGTAATGGATGCAGTTTGAGAAGTATCGACTACATTTGTGTTTGATAATCCGGTAGTTAATGTTGTAATGGATGCACTTTGGGAAGCATTGACTACATTTGAGTTTGATAATCCAACTGATAATAAGGTTTCAACTACAGTTGCTCTTACTGTTTCAGAAACTAAACCATTCGATAAAGCAACAGCTGTTGAGTTTGTAGTTGATAATCCGGTAGATAATGCTGTAATTGATGCAGTTTGAGAAGTATCGACTACATTTGTAGTTGATAATCCGGTAGATAATGCTGTAATAGATACTGTTTGAGAAGCATTGACTACATTCGATGATAATAACCCAATAGATAACGCATTTTCCGAATTGGTTGCTCTGTTTGTTTCCACACCAAGAGCAGTTGTTAATAGTCCTTCGACAGCTGTCGCTCTGGTTGTTTCTGCAGCAAGATTAGTAGTTAATACTCCTTCGGCAGTTGTTGCTCTAGTTGTTTCCGCAGCAAGATTAGTAGTTAATACTCCTTCGGCAGCTGTCGCTCGGGCTATTTCTACATTAAGATTACTTGTTAATGGATTAATTGCCATAGTAGTAATAGCTGAATCAACATACAATTTATTCGTTGCGTCAAGATTAGAAACAGGAGTTCTTTCGATAATAACTGTAGTGGATGCTGCAAAATCCGCAATCGCTGAACTAATTAATCCAGTAGATATATCAGCATACGATTGTATAGTAGCAGCATTAGCTAAATATAATGCATTTCCTATAGACGTTGACATAATAATATATATTATTAAAAATATACCAAATAAAATAATTTTGTCTTGTATTATAATAATAAAATTAACAAATAATTTAAACTTTATGATTCTCAATAACAAACGCATTATTTGTTAAATTTAAGAAACATTCCATATTTATAGTTTTTATAATTAGAATAGTGTAGTTCAATATTCAATATTTTTGGGATAAAAATATTCTTACAGTTTATTATTGAGTTAATGAAAATTCCAAAAACAATCATTCAAATATCAAAATTCAAGCTACCAGATTATATTATACGATCGTTAAAATTGAAATGTATAGGTTGGGAATATTTACATTTTACAGATGAAGATATTATCACATATTTAAAAGAAAACCCGATTGCTGAATTTTCAAATGCTTTAGATGTATTCAATACATTTGAAAAAGGGGCACATAAGAGTGATTTTTTTAGATATTATTTTTTATACTTAAATGGAGGAGTATACATAGACAGTGATGCGATGCTGGAAATGGATATAGAAAAAATTGTAGGAAATTATTCTTTTTTTACGGTTAAATCTGCAATAAATAATAATTCGATGTTTAATGGTTTTATTGGATGTGAAAAGAATAGCACAATTGTGTATAGTGCATTAAAAAAAATATATATATCAGACAAGATTGTTCTAAAAAATGACTATTTTTATATTTGTAAAGAACTATATACCATAGTCGATAATTATAATAGGACAATAGGAGACATTTGTACAAACCCAGAAGATATAATTGGGCTTAAAAATATGATATACACAGAATCGTTACTTGAAAATGGAGTATGTAGAACTATTAATAGTAATAATGAAACCTTATTATTACATTATTTTGATAAAAGAGTGATTCCATCAAGCGTTGAAATTCCCAAGAAATTTTTAAAACTGCTAAAATATACAAAAATTGGCATATCATTACATTTACCTGAAGATACAAAATCATTATTCTCAAATGGTATACGACAGAATGTTCTTTTTTTAGGAGAATTATTGTATAATATAGGTTATGATTGCTATTTCATTATTCATGATCAAAATTGTAACGAAGAAATAGTGAATCAAATGTTATATTCGGATAAATTTAAATATATAAAATATTCGAACATTTTTACAATCGATTTCGATTTGGTAATTATGATGGGATATGAATTAGATGTTGAAATTGTAAAACAATTAAAATATATTAACACAAAAATAGTTGCATATTTATGTGGAAACTCTTACTTGATTGATACTGAAAAAATATTATATAATCAACATAAAGCAAGAGATTCTGGTAAATATTTAAATAAAAACGATTTTATATTATACGACCAGATTTGGTCTATTCCTCAAATGACAAACACAAATAAATATTATTGGCAAACATTGTATAGGAGTGAATGTATCGAAGTACCTTTCATTTGGTCTGAAAATGCGATCAAATTAGCAATATTAGCAGAAAATAAATCGTATGACGAATTATTATATAAAAATGAAATAAATCCAAACAATATTAATAAAATAGCCATATTTGAACCAAATATTAGTGTTATGAAATGGGCATTTCCTAGTTTATTAATATGTGAAAATGCATATAGAGCAAATAATGAAAGCATTAAACAAGTATTTGTAAATAACGTTTCTGATGCAAAAACGGGAATAAATGATTTTAATTTGGAGGCATTCAATAAAATAGTGAACAATTTAGATTTATGTGTTGATAAAAAGGTGTCAATTGAAGGTAGGTATAATACATTGGCATTTATGTCAAATCATGCTAATTTTGCTGTATCTCATCAATGGGAAAATAATTTAAATTATATATACTTTGATTTGGCATGGATGGGATGGCCAATAATTCATAATGCATCTTTATGTAAAGATGTTGGTTACTATTATCCTGAATTTAACTATGAAGAGGGAGGAAACCAATTACTTACTGCGATTCAAAATCATAATGCTAATTCCACCGAATATATTGATCGCAATCGATCCGTTTTACAACGTTATTTAACTACAAATGTTGAATTACAAGAAAAATATATCAAAATAATATCCGATTTATTTTCTGTAAAAAATGACAATGGTGACGTCGATGAAAATAATATTATAGAAATGAAAATTAGTGAGAAAATTGCGTCTTAAATTATGCTAAGCACATATAAATTTAATTAATCATACTTCTTTGAAATATGATTAATTATTATTATTTAATCGAATTATATACTATAATGGTTGTTTCAAATTATATCGTTGCGATACCATCTTATCATCGTGCGGAACTTTGTAACAGTAAAACGTTACATATGTTACACACAAATCATATTGAAAAATCGAAGATCTTCATCTATGTCGCAAACAAAGAAGAATATAATATTTACTCGGAGAAACTAGATAAGAGTTATTATAATAAAATTGTGATTGGGATCAAAGGATTGGTACAACAGAGAGACTTTATAATGAAACAATGGCCAGAAGGTAAACATATTGTCTTCTTAGACGACGATGTTGAATCTGTCGATTTATCAATATCTTCTTTTAAATCCAAAAACTTAAATTACTTTATTGAAAATGCGTTTAAAGAATGTATTGCACATAAGGCATATATTTGGGGAGTCTATCCTGTATTTAATCCCTTCTTTAGACAGGCAAGAAAAGAAATGACTACCGAACTTAAATTTATTGTTGGTGCGTTCTATGGAATTATTAATCGCCCTCGTTTGAAAGCAATTGAACTGACTATTACTAAGACGCAAGGTCACAAAGAAGATACAGAGAGAACCTTGAAATATTTCATACATGATGGCATTGTCATTCGTTTCGATAAAGTGGGATTTGTGACAAAGTATTTTGGAAGACAAGGAGGTATGGGTAATTTCGAAGAAAGATTGGTTCCATTGAAAGAAGCAACATTGAAACTAAAGAAGAAGTATCCAGAATATGGTAATGTTAAAATTCGAAAAAATGGAATGTATGAGTTTGTAATATTTTCTAAACCTCACATACAACCAACAAAAAAGAATACTCATACTCATGTAAAATCAAAGAAGACGAAGACCAAGAAACTTCGAAAATAGTAAAAAATATTTGAAATAAGTTTTAATGGATTTTCAGTTTCCGTTTGTAATTACAAATATAATTTGTAATTTTTATGATTTTTTTACATCAGTTAATTCTTGTAGTCGTTTGATAATTAAATCCATTTTCTCCTCTTCTGCTACAACTTCTGCTGCTTTCTCAATTAAGAGTAAAGACAATTCCTTTCGCTGTTCGTTTAATATGTTAATGAACTCATTTGAACGTAATTGAGCTTCACGCAATTCTTCTATGTTGCATATTGCGATTTCTCTCTCTTCTTGTCCTCGTAGTTCTTCTTTTTCTTCTTCAGGTTTACAAAGTTGAGTCAATAATATAACATAAGTTCCATTCTTCTTTATCCCTTTCTCTTCTCGTTTTCTATGATCTTCATTGATTTTCCTCATCAAGAATGATTCTGTACAACCATTACCTTTCAAATACCATTTTGCATTTGGACCAGCCCTCACAATGATTGGACATTGATGTTGGATTGCCAAGGCAACAATCTCTTCTTTTGTATAATTTTTATCAAATCCATATTTCTCAACCATTTTTGATCCAATAAGAATATCACAATTGAGAAATTGTTTGGAGTTCATTTTGTTCGCAGTTTGGTTTTGCTTTTGAGTTTTGTTTGAGTAATATAGGTTAAATATAGTAAAAGTATTTCAATTTTTAAAAAAATCCAAGTGAAAAAAGCGGGTTCAGCTTTATTTATTTTACCATGAAATTTCAGAAAGTCTAATCATTGTTGATGGGTCATCTAATATCGGGACTTGCTTGATGCGTAATGTCAGCCTACTTCTATCCTTGACTGTTTGGTAGATTTGTCCATTCTTCTTCAATGCAGTAAGAACTTCATTTGTCACGTAGATGCCTTGAAATTCTGTTTCGGATATCTTGTTTGAAGTGAGCTTTCGTTGAAACGTGAGTCCTCCTTCTACTTGTGGTCTTGTCGAGATTTGGATCGCTTCCATGATTACATCGCACATCTGGTTCACATTTGTTGCTGTTCCTGGTGGCAAATCAACAGCAAATTGTCCATTGCTTTGAATTGTTTCTCCGGCCTCTGTCATGCGACAGAATACTTCTTTGCGAGTTGTATTTGGGAGGCTAGTCTCGAATAGCGGTGGTATACACACATTTGTGTTGATGAACCACGTCCCTTCTTCAATACCAAATTCTGGAAATGCTTTGGGTGTATACCAGAGACTGATCTTGTTTTCGTCGGCTTCATCATTTTCACTAGTTACGCAAGAATTCGCACCAGATTCACCAAGGCAAGGAATGCCAGTCCTGATTGTTTCGCATATACGTCTTGCATGTGTCGCGTTTATCTCGCGAAATCTCCATTTCTTTGAAAGAAGTTCATTCTTTTTCACAATATCTTTCACCTTTTGCGTAATCTCTTCGTCATTGTAGTTATCCATTCGACCTGTAAGCACAGCAGTTGCAGCGGCTTCAACTCGGGCGGTTCTGTATTCTTTGCTTAAATTGCCACTTGTTATTTCGACTTCAGCAGAACCATCTAATGTTCGGTGCGCTCGCGTGATTCGCATATGTATGATTGGTTTCGCAAAGATCTGTTTGGGTTCAGCTGTCAAGTTTCTTGCTTTGGATGGCATCGTTTCTGGAAGTTCAGTTCTGCTTTCAGTCATTGTGACATATTTTTCC